GGCATTTTAAGGATAATTACTAATTATGAAACAACTACTGACATTCCAACCAATAATGAATCCGGCCGCCGGAACATTAGATTTTTCAACTGTTCCAAATTTTGATATTAATAAACTGTATGCGGTGATTGATATTACACAAAATCAACCAATTTATGTACCAGGAGCACCAGGACTGGGCTATAGCTCAATTTCTGGCAACGGCCGGGTACTAACTCTACAATGGACTATTTCCAGTTACGGAACTGGCGATTTGCTTAATGTTTATTACGATGTGCCAGAAGTGCAAGATACCAATACTATTCTTACTAAAATTTCGCAAACTTTGGATTTGATGTATCGCGAAATGGCAGTGCAAACACATGTTCTGGCAGAAGGGCTAAATATAAACAACGGAGATGTTGACGATATGCGTAATGCAGATAGTGAACAATAGAAATAATTTAAGGAGATTTAAATGTTAATTCAAGGTGAAGTAGGGCCATCAAGTTCAAGTTCAATAGGTCCTGGTGCAAATATAAACGTTCGCCAAGGACAACTTGGCGAGGTTATTATAAATGAATTGCACGGTCGCTATTATGAAACAGCGTATCGTCGTGCGTTATTTACGGGTTCGCTGACAGCTGGTACAGTAACTACTGTGGGATTGGCTACTACCTATACTGGTTTTGTTTTGGCAAACCCAGTGCAAAGTCCTGTTAACTTGGTCCTCAACAAAGTTGGCATAGCGTTCTTGGTAGCATTTACTGCTGCAAGTACAGTTGGCATCATGACAGGTCAAAGTTTTACAGCATTGAGTAGTGTGGCAACCAATGCTTCTGCCAAGAGTGCCTTTGTTGGTGCCCCTGCTGGTAATGGTGTTGTTTACTCTGGTGCAACATTGCCAGCCACTCCGACCTTACACACAGTTTTGTATACAGGATTAACCGGTGCAATAACAACTACACCAGGCTTTCTAAATCAGATTGATTTAGAAGGCAGTATTATTCTTCCACCCGGTGGCTTTGCTGCAATCTACACAAGCACAGCATCTGGTGCTGCAAGTTTGTGGGCAAGTATGCAATGGGAAGAAGTTCCACTTTAATAGCATTTGAAAAATAATATGGTGCGATTATAATAATCGCACCATAATACGAATTTTAGGAAAAACATGTCAACTCAAGTACAATATCGTCGAGGCTCTGCTGTTGAAAATAATGCGTTTACTGGGGCATTAGCTGAAATTACAGTGGATACAACAAATGGTACTCTACGTGTACACAACGGCATTACCACTGGTGGTTCTAATATTGCCACTGTGGCTTATGTAACATCTCAAATCTCGGCACTCAGTGCCGACAGCATCAGCAATGGTACATCTAATGTAAAAGTATTGTCTTCAGGCGGCAACGTGTCTATTTCTGTTGGCGGCGCTGGCATTGTAACTTTTGCATCCAGCGGCATTCTTAATAATCAAGGTAACGGTATAGGAAATATTGGTAATTCAACAACCTATTTTAATACAGTGTTTGCTAATGCCACATCAGCACAATACGCCGACGTTGCAGAAAAATATATTGCAGATGCGGACTATCCTGTTGGTACAGTATTGAGAATTGGTGGTATGTACGAAGTATCGCAAACCAACAACTATCACGCTACAAATATTGTTGGTACTGTTAGCGATAAGCCTGCTTATGTTATGAATTCAGGATTAGCTGCGGAGCATATTGCTATAGTCGCTTTACTTGGGCGAGTACCTTGTCGGGTGATAGGAACAATCAGCAAAGGTGATCTATTAGTGTCCAGTGATACGCCTGGAGTTGCCACTGTACTAGATCTAAATCTATGGGTACCTGGATGTGTCATTGGCAAAGCACTAGAAGATTATGATGGCAATAGTGAAGGTACAATTGAAATTGTAGTCGGACGAGTATGATTCAAACCAGATATCGCACAGACTATGACGGTGAGTTTGTGATATTAGAAAGTCGATGGAAGAATGGAAAAAAAGAGCAAATTCGTGAATGGGTGCCTAATCCAATTGAGAATCATCACATTTCGGGACGTGCAGCCGTTATCGGCAGCAACATCGATTCAGAACTTTTTGATTATACATTACTACAAAAGCACCGCGGCGGCCTACTAGGAAAAAAACGTTTACAAACGTATTCCTCTGGAAACATATGGCACGATATGAAATTTGATTTTGTTGTTACAACTGATAAGTCAGAATTAGAATCTCTAAAAGAACAACGTTATCACGAAGAAAACATTGTGTATACTAATGCAAGAAATTGCATTAATTATCCAGAAAGCTTTTACTTAACCCCATATAGTCCTCATCTGAATCAGTTAGCATTAGCTGTTTACTTGGCTGCATTTGATGGACATGCTGAAATTTTTCTAATAGGATATAACAATGAAACTCCTGCTAATTCTTCTGAGTGGACAGGAGATGTTAATGCAGTATTTTCTGCCTACAGATTAGTAGAATTTATCTTGGTTGGTGTGGAATCAAATATGCCCACAATGTGGCGCAATAATCGCAATGTTCAATGTATGAAATATAAAGAGTTTATTTCTTATTGTGATGTGTGAACAGAAGTTTTTATTGCTTCTACTTTTTCTTTAATAGTATCAAAATTTACAGTATTCCATAATCCAGGATGCATAGGTCTTGGCCAAGTTGTAGTATCAATCCAGGCATATCCCAAGTGCTCTTCATTAAGTAACGGTTGAAACTCTGTAGCTACGCAACAAAAAAATGTATGATAGCAAAATGCATCATCATTGCTGGTAAATTGATCTAATGGAACTAAACGTAAATACTCTGGAAACTGTCCCAATTCCTCCTGACATTCTCTCCTAATGGTTTGTAACAGAGTTTCTCCGGGCTCACATTTGCCCCCGGGTAATCCCCACGTGTTAGGATATTTTGAATCGTTGCGCATAAGATACAAGTATCTTTGTGTGTCAAAACTATAAAACCATATTCCTACTGCGTTCACAGAACAATGCTCCAATTACCTGCTGTGTAAAGTCCTTCATAACTTTTAACCCATTGAGAACCAGTCCATAGATACTGCAATCCTGTAGTTATATTTGTGACATATTGAATATTTTGTGTATTAGTAGTGCTACCAAATGTTACTACCCACATTGTTCCATCATATTCAATTACATCGTTGGCTTTGGCAACTAACTGCCCCCAAGCAGAAGCCGGATGAGAATTAATTACACTTCCGATATCTTCCAATATTAAATACCGTTGCCCGGCTACCGCAGCAGGAAGCCCACTTCCAGGTCCACTTAATAGAGGATCAATAACAGCATCAACTGGCAGTAAGGTATTTTGAGGTAAAGTATCTGGGTCAATATCAATTAATAAAAATCTTTCGTCGATGGGATCATAACTGACAGTTCCTATGATTTGGTCATCTGACCCCCACATGTTGTCAAGGCGTATTTGTGTGATCCCAGGTCTGAATCCGCCGTACATGCCGATAACTGCAGGCCAAAATTCGTTGCTGGGCGGATTGTCTGGCAATATAACTGACGTATTTGGTTGGTCAACAACTGCACTTTGTTTCAACACTTGTAGTTTGTTGCCAATTAACAACGTTGAATACATGTAAGGGGTAAATTTCTGTCTGGTACCCAATAATAAATCACTGTCAGTAATAGCATTAACAGCATCTCCGTTGGCATCAAACACGCTGGCAATAATTTTTTCAATCACGCCCAATTTCTTAACTTTAGCTGGACTGGAAATCCATATTGGTATTGAAAATTTCATAGTCATAATATCTATGGGATTTTCGGTGCCTTGCGGAATTGTGCGAGATGTCCAAGTGACATTGTCTAAATCTACTACACTTAAACTCGTCCAATCTAAATAGTTATCGGTGCTTTGTATTTCTAAACTGGGATTGAACAAGGTGCTTATTTGTTCAAAAATTTGAAATTTTTGTTGCGTATTACTGGTCCATATGTCAAGATTAATAGACATCTTATATGGAACTGGCATTAGTCTTTCTATAGTAAATGCATTACCTTGTGTGGTCTCGTAGGAATTTGTATCAGTATCATAAAACCGTTGTCGTACCTGGGCCTTACTGACAAAATAAGGATCTTGCAAGCGTTCGCGAGCGTACATCATATCAGTGATGTAAAATGTCATTAATGGGGTTGATGGTAAGCTATTGGCAGAATTATCTTGCAAGATGTTTTGTACCTGGCGGCTGGCATCTCCATATCGAATAGGTACACGTACCAAAGTAGCATCTTGGGAATTAGTACGACCGTATTCAATTTGAAAATTGCTAAAAATTCTAGTAAATTGCAGTAAGAAACGTCGTATTTGTTCGTCGTAAAAATAACTTTGCATTTATTAACTCGAAGGTTGCCCAGGTTGTGTATCTGGGTAAGGATTGGCAGGTTTGTCGCCACCTTGGTCACCATTGTCAGCTAACGGTTTAAGTAAGTTACTTAAACTTTGTCGACTTGGAATGTTGCCAAGGTCTTTTGTGTTTACAGTGTATGTATTGTTCACAAAACCTGAGCGTAAAGTATTGTTACTAATTCCATTTGTCAGGTCAGTGCGTACAGAATCTTCAATCTTGATCCAAGCACGACCGTTGTATCTAAATAGTCGATTTGGGAAATAATCTAAGCGTAGTGCATAGTCGCCCTGGGCTGGGTTAATAGGAAAGGAAACACCCGGAGTAACAGGAAGACCATTTGGGGCAATTCCGTCCCCAGTCAGATATCCCATTGTATAACCATTAGCTATAGGTGTTTGATTTTCACCTGACACCAGAGGATTTATCTGACTCGAATTAATATCATTACTATCCACAGTGGGACCATCTGGATCTGCAGGTGTGCCATCTGGGTTAGTCGGGAAAATATAAAATTTAACTGTATCATATCCCGAAAGCGGAACTTCAACTTCGGCTTGTGCTAAAATAGCATTATTAATTGACAAATCTTTATTGCGTGTTGCTGACTGGTCTTGCACTGTTGGAGGCGTTGTTGGTGTCCAGTATGTGGTATTAGTAATAGGTGTGTCTGGCGGCACATCTCGACTGGAAGTATAATAATTATCCCCGTTGTTGACTAAAGTACCGCCGGGATAAAAATTACCAGGATCCCAAATATTTTCTGTAACCAGTGGTTTATCAGTGATTTGTTTATATTCTTGTGCATCGACCATCGGAGTGGCTTTGATGCGCCACAGGTGTGGTAACCAAGTTTGACTAAATCCCTCGGACGCAAAACTAGCATCCTGTATTACATAATATTTAGGCAACGGAGGGCGAGTACGATCTAATGGGTCAAAGTCGCGCAAATTTGGCATTTCTAATACATCGCCTGACATCAGCTTTCTTTGGAAAGTATCAATCATGTCGTTGTAATGGAATGTGATATACAAGGTATCATTGTTTAAAAACAAACCAAACTGTGTCAGGTCAAAGTCAATATCCTGCTGACGATAAACACCGCGCATGATATAAATGTCCGAATCATAAGCACGATCGCGGTTTTCCAATAAGAAAAGATCTTGTATAAACAAGGGATTTGTAGCATCGTATACCGGCTGAGTAACGTCGGGATTGGCACCATCTTCTGGTAATACTTGCGGTCCTAAATATTTGTGTATGTAAATGTCAAGTCCGCCCACAGTGAACATTTCTGAGATTGTACGGTCAAAAAAACGATAATCGTTTGTTTTATTAGGGCGATATAGGCTTAGACGTGGCATGATCTAGTATTTAGTTGGAGTCAACAACGGTTGACCACTAACCAAAACACTGCTATAATGCTATATAAATTCAATATCCTTTGGGAACATTATGAACGCAACTGCAAAAAAATCTGCTGTTAAAACAGTACACAAGCCTCTCAAATCAATGACTCCGCGTAGCCAGGATATTGGGTACGGTCCTGAACCTACTTGGAAAGAACAACCTGCAGAAACAGAACGCATCAGTGCCATGACCAGAATGTTTAACTGGTACAACTACCATTATGGTAAAAAAGAAGCCCGGGACTGTATTGTGGATTGGTTAGTTCGCAATGAACGTACAGCAGATGCCAAGGCATTTGGTCGAGTACCCGAAGCTGCTGTTTACAAAATGGGCATTGGCTGGATCTGTCGTGCCAATCTTTTGGGACTTGAAATCACAGCCAAAGAATTAGACACAATCAACAGCACCATTGCCGATTATATTGAAGCCGGAAAGTCAGTTAAAGAAGTAGTCGAAGTAGCAGAAGTAGCAGTCAAGCCCAACATCCAAGATCGCCTGCGTGAAAAGATGTCTGAAGCTGCAGGTGAGTTAGAAGGAATGTACGACGAAATGATTTTAGCTGGCGGCAAAATGTCTGCTGACTATAAGCCTGTCAGCCTATTGCGTAGCATGAATGTAGCACCGCAGCTAATTGGTACTGTTAAAGAAATTTGGGAACGCCGCTTGACAGAACTCAAAGAAGTAACAGCAGGTAAAGATGGTGACTTGGCAGAAGGCTACGGACACTTTGGTAAATTGCAAGTTCGCAATTTTATCAAATTTGCAGAACAAGTCATTGCTGATTGCGATGCTTATGTACAAATTAAGAAAGTGGAACGCAAACCGCGTGCTAAAAAGGCAGTACCTCTTGAAAAGCAAGTGGCCAAATTCAAGTATCTCAAAGAATTTGCAGAGCTTAAACTCAAGAGTGAATCTGCTACCAAACTAGTAGGTGCAAGCGAAGCATGGTTTTACGATACTGCCAAGCGTAAACTTATTCACGTTGTTGCAGATACACATCTCGGCACTTTTTTTGTTAAAGGATCCGCTATTGTTGGCTTTGATCCGGCTGCCACAGTGCAAAAAACACTTAGAAAACCTGCAGAACAAATCAAAGCCATTACCAGTGTAGGTAAGCCTGCTGCTCGCAAGGCATTTAAGGATATCAAAGCCACCGAAGTCAAGTTCAACGGGCGCGGTAATGATAACTTGATCATTCTTAAAACGTACTAAATATTAGTGCAAGGAGCCCACAATGGCAGACCAAACACTAGATCCACTTAAAAAACAACTGATTGAATATGTACAACTACAGCTGGCCAGCGGTATTATTGACATTGAAATGGACCCAGCACACTTTGAAGCAGCATATCAGCGTACCATTGGTGTATATCGCCAACGTGCCCAAAATGCCTACGAAGAAAGCTACAGTTTCATGCAGTTATTGGACAATGTAAACGAATACACTTTACCACAAGAAGTCACACAGGTGCGTCAAATTTTTCGTCGTACAATTGGATTAAGCACAGGCGGCAGTGGATCAAGTTTTGATCCGTTTGGTGCTGCTACTTTAAATGTTTATTTGTTAAACTTTAACGGTGGTGCCGGTAGTCTCGCCACATACGATTTCTACCAACAGTATGTTGAGTTAGCAGCACGCATGTTTGGCGGATACATCAATTACACATGGAATCCGGTTACCAAGCGTCTACAGTTGATACGCGACCCCAAGGGCACCGGCGAAGTTGTATTGTTATGGACTTATAATTTGCGCCCAGAAATTGTTTTGTTAAGCGACTTTCAAATTAGCCAATGGATTCGAGATTACATGGTTGGTGCTTCCAAGTATATCATTGGTGAAGCTCGCGAAAAATTCGGGACAATTGCTGGCCCTCAGGGCGGTGGTACCTTAAATGGTGCTGCTATGAAAAGTGAAGGACAGGCCATAATGGACCGGTGTATCGAAGACCTGAGGCTGTATGTTGACGGTTCACAACCACTTACACTTGTAATTGGATAAATCATAGAGAGTTGATTGTAAATTGAAAATAAATTGTCTAGCTAATCCAAAATCAGAATCAAGAGATGTAGTTATAGTTACAGTGCCGTGGACAGATACTGCTATTCCTTTAATGGCACCAGCTGTTCTTAAAAGTATCGTTGAAAAAGCAGGAATGACCTGCTTGGCTGTAGATCTTAATGCAGAAATTTATCGTGCGTCGAGTCAACATCTTAATAGCGATGATCTTATTAAGTTCTTTTTTGATGAATATATCAATGATGACATCGAACCATGGGTCAATGATGTATTTGAAAGCATGGCTACTTTGATTTTAAGTTGGAACCCTAAATTTGTAGGACTAAGTTTGTTTAGTTACGTGTGCCAAGCTGGTGCAAAATGGCTAAGTTACCACTTAAAAAAAATCAATCCAGATGTTGTAATTGTTATAGGCGGCGCTGGGTGTGTTCAAAATTTTACCGGACCTGCTGACTTTGTTGATGCTATGCGTAGCCAAGGGTTAGTTGATTATCATATACGTGGTGATGCTGAAAACAGTTTTTTTGAGTTGTTAACTGGTAATAAAGATTTTATTGGTATCAACACAGATACATGGAAAGAATTAGAAGCAGATGAGCTAAATCATCTACCAATACCTAATTACCAAGATTATAATTTTGATTTATATGAAAAAAAGGCACTGCCTATTTTAGGCAGCCGCGGTTGTGTCAGAAAATGCACATTTTGTGATATTATTGCTAATTGGAAAAAGTTTCAGTGGCGTACAGCAGATGATATCTTTGCAGAAATGCTACATCAAAATGCCAAATATAATCTGCGTTATTTTAAATTTCAAGATAGCTTAACTAACGGTAACATGAAAGAGTTTGAAAGATTAACAGAAATGTTAAGCGATCACAATCGTAAAAATCCACATAATTCGTTTCGGTGGTCTGGATATTATATTTTTCGTGAGGTTACTCCGAGTTCAGAAAAACAATGGCGCCTTGTAGCCGAAAGCGGCGCCGAAACATTGGCAGTTGGAATTGAAAATCTTAACGAACATATACGCTATGCAATTGGTAAAAAGTTTAGCAACGAATCAATAGATTATCATCTAATGCAGGCTAAAAAATACAATATAACCATACAGATGTTAAACATTGTAGGATACGTGACCGAAACTGAAAAAGATATTGAATTTGCTAAACAATGGTTACGCAACAACACCCATTACAAAGACATACTATACATTCAGTGGGGAGGAACTTTAGGAATATTTCCTAATACCTATTTAGAAGAACACCAATCTGAATTAGGTATTATCAGAATTAATCGACATCCTCATTCATGGGTTAATCCTACAATCGGAAGCACCCCGGCAGTACGTGCAGCATGGGCACAAGAGCTTAATGAATTAAGTAATCAGTTGGGCTACAGAGTTATGGCCATGTTAGATAACCATTTTTTATTGGAATCTTTAATTAATGCAGATTAACTTTTCTCATTGCCACATACGTTTAATTTTTGAATATGGTAAAATTGACAATCGGTTGATGCAGTTAACTGTAGAACACAATCAGACAATTTATCCAGTAAGTCCGATATTTGAAGATAATACGGGGCATGCTGAATTAAAGTTTGTTGCTGATTTACCAACTGTTATTAACTTTTTAATCAGTGGTAAAGGAGTAAACGATACAATTGTTGACAGCCAAGGTAATATTATACAGGACTGCTATATTAAAATTACTGGACTTTTTATTGATGGATTTGAAATAAAACCGGGAGCTGTCGATCGTAACATATCAGTTTTTACCGAAAATAACCAACAGTTTACTACTCACTATCTTGGATTCAACGGCAGAGCCGAACTAAGATTATCTAAATCGAATGTAATGTCTCAGGTATTATTTCTAAATCAAATCTAGTCTAATGTCTTGCATTTAATTACAACACATAATATAATACACTATGAACTTAATGATCGACCTTGAAACTATTGGGGTAGCACCTGCTGCTACTATTCTAACCATTGCTGCCCAGGCATTTGATCCATTTGGTAACGGGTATTATCCACAAAAATACTATGCTCGAATTTCCTTAGAAAGTCAAGAAGACCGTACCATTGATGAAAGTACTCTGGCATGGTGGGCTACCCAACCCCCTGCTGCTAGAGCGGAAGCATTTGCTGAAGAAAACCGAGTGCCATTGGATCAAGCACTTGACGAGTTAGGCCGGCTGATTTGGAACAGCAGTTTTCTCTGGTGTCAAGGTCCCACTTTTGATTGTACCATACTTGAACATGCTTATAAGTCGGTAGGTAAACCGATCCCGTGGCAGTATTATCGAGTGCGTGACAGCCGTACTGTGTTTAGTTTATGGCCTGGCCTGCCCAAACCGCCCACTAGTCATCATGCCTTAGAAGACTGTCGTCGTCAGATTGATTTATTGCAAGCAACATTTAAACATCTTGAGGTCAAAGAATTAGTATGATTATTGGAATTTGCGGACTAATTGGCTCAGGTAAGGATACAGTAGCAGACTACTTGGTTAACGTACACGAGTTCCGTAGGGAAAGTTTTGCAGGAACACTTAAAGATGCAGTAGCAGCAGTATTTGGCTGGGATCGCACTCTGTTAGAAGGGCGTACTAAAGCATCTAGGGAATGGAGAGAGCAAGTAGACCCTTGGTGGGCAGCTCGATTGAACATGCCAAATCTGACCCCACGCTGGGTTTTACAGTACTGGGGCACCGAAGTAATGCGTCGTGGTTTCCATGACGATATTTGGATTTCCAGCGTCGAAAACAAAATACGTAACAGTCGAGATAACATAGTGATAAGTGACTGTCGTTTTCCAAATGAAATTAGCGGTATACGGTCAGCTGGCGGGATTATTCTAAGAACTTGTCGCGGCCCTGACCCTGAATGGTATCAAGCTGCTGTTGATACTAATGCTGGTATTCAGAATTCCATGAAATTTAGATCAGATGTACATCCTAGTGAATGGGCTTGGGCAGGAACCAAGTTTAACTATGTGTTAGACAACAACGGCTCTATGGATGAGCTGTATGCCCAAGTTGATAATCTGATTAAAAATCGGGAATAATATCCCCTGCTCTCCATGGCAGTTCTGATCGTACTACCTCGGCCACACAGTTTAAACAGATAGTTTTCAAGTTTAGTGTAGCACAATCATTTAGATTACCGTTTATATGATACACAGTTAGTTGTGTATGGTGTCTTGCCTTGAACCCACAGCGATCGCATGTGGGTTTTTTCTTATAACCGGCCGTTGTCCATCGTGGCACAGCAGGCTTGAGATTTTTATTCCTGCGTATACAAAAATTGCACTTGCTTCGATAATACACTCGTCCGTATTTGTGATAAGCAATCGCACGTAATCTGACATTGCAAACTTCGCATAAAGGTCTCATATACCTATTTAGCGTAGCCTACAGGCATAAATCTATATATAGGCATCTGTAACGACACAGTTTTTGGTTAAATGAATAAATATCATTAACCAATTTCAAAGGATGACCACTATGGCACTTGTATCTCCCGGCGTAGAAGTTGTAGTTATTGATGAATCTAACTATCTTCCAGCAGCCACTAATTCAGTACCTTATATCTTAATTGCTACAGCACAAGATAAGATTTCTGGAACCAGCGTAACAGTTGCTCCAGGAACATTAGCAGCCAACGCTGGTAAAGTGTATTTAATCACAAGTCAACGTGATTTAGCTGCCACATTTGGTAATCCGTTCTTTTACAAGACCTCAGCTGGTACACCAATCAATGGTTACGAGCTCAACGAATACGGACTGCTTGCTGCACATTCGGTATTGGGCATCAGCAATCGCGCCTATGTTCAACGTGCCAATATTGATCTTACGGCACTGTCTGCCAGTTTAGTACGTCCAACTGGTCAACCCGATAACGGCACATACTGGTTGGATGCAACTGCTACATTATGGGGCATCAACCAATGGAACCAAACTACAGGTGCATTTACTGTTATTACTCCAATCGTAATTACAGACTCAGCTAATCTAGACGGTGGCATTCCAGATGTCAGTATTGGTTCAATTGGAGACTACGCTGTTGTTGCAACCAATACAGCAAATCCAGTATATTATAAAAATACTGCAAACGACTGGATATTAGTTGGGTCAGATGACTGGAAGTTATCATGGCCAACGGTACAAGGAACAGCAAGTGTTGTAGGCAATGCGCTAACAATTGGTAATACAATTATTATCAATGGAACTACAATTACATTGAGTGGGCAAACACTAGCAAGTCTTGTGTCACAAATTAACATTGCTGCTATTACGGGTGTTGTTGCTTCAGTGGATTCTAGTAATCGTTTTGTACTGTCGGCAGATTCTTCTGCCCAAGCCGACGGCTCCACTGCAGGTGATGGTATTATTAATGTTGATTCTTTGAGCACTTCTGGCCTACTGACCACTTTGGGTGTTACTGCTCAAACATATTATGCTCCAGCACTGCAACAAAGTCCTAACTATACAGTACCACGTTGGAGAACAACAGATGACCAACCGCATCCAACTGGTTCAGTTTGGAATAAGACAACTGCAGCTAATCAAGGTGCTGACTTTAGCGTTAAGCGTTGGGATTCTACATTAGAAACATTTGTATTAAAAGCAGCACCGCTATATGCCAATGATCAAAGTGTTAATGCAGCACTTGATCCCATTGGCGGCGGCCGTAATATTCCTGTTGGCTCACTGTATGTTCAATATAACGTAACTCCTGAAGATGTTGCTGTTGGATTTAATAATACAGCAACATTTTCTATTTTTGAAAGAACAACATTTGGTTCTACTATTATTACAGGTGATGATACTGCTCCAACGTTTACTGCAGGAAATACATTCACGATCCAAACCAGCACTGCTAACAGCAGTACATTAACTGCTGTAGTAACAGCGACCATTGGCGGCACCGGTACTGCTGCTGACTTCTGCGCTGCTGTATCTGCAACCAATGTCCCTGGAGTAAGTGCAACAGTAACTTCTACTGGTGCTATTGCATTCACACAGAGTTTGGGTGGAGTAATTGTTCTCAAAAATACAGCTGGTACACCACTAGCCGATGCCGGAATTAATACCGCAGTAGAAGGTGTTCGATTAGCTGGTGAAGATGCAGGATTAATTTTGTCAAATTGGACTTTGTTGGATTACACAGCCAGTGCTGTTGCTCCTAACCAAAATCCTGCCAGCGGTACTTACTGGTACTATTCAGCTACTAATCAAGTTGATATTATGATCAGCAATGGTACTAACTGGGTAGGTTATCAGACCGTCAGCAATGATGTGCGTGGTTTTAACTTGTCACAGACAAATCCAACTGGTCCTATTATCAGTGCCACTGAACCATTAACACAAACAGATAATACTTCATTGGTATATGGCGACTTGTGGCTCGACACCAGCAACTTAGAAATTTACCCTGTGCTAAACCGTTGGGAGAATATCGAAGGTGTAGATCAGTGGGTGCTAATCGACAACACAGACCAGACCACTGAAAATGGTATATTATTTGCCGATGCACGTTGGGCTCCTAACGGAACAACAGATCCAATTACTGGTAATATTCCTACAATTGTTAGCCTATTGACCAGCAGTTATCTGGATATTGACGCACCAGATGCCACAGTTTATCCAGCAGGTACACTACTATGGAATACACGCCGCAACGGATTTAACGTTAAGACGTTCCAAGTAAATTATTTTAATGCAATTGATTTTTCGATTGATAGTTATAGTGGCTCTACCACTTATGCTATCGGTAATAAAGTTTTATACAATGGTATTATCTATGTTGCAATTGCGGCTGGCAGTGGGAACATACCAACTAATGCTGCTTACTGGTCGGTATTAGAAACTGATGCTTGGGTTAATGCAAGCGGTAATCGCAACGACGGTAGTCCGTATATGGGTCGATTGGCTCAACGTGCTATTATTGTTGCAGCACTTAAGAGTGCAATTGATACTCAGCAGGCACTACGTGAAGAGCAACAAGTTTTTAACTTAATTTCTACTCCACAGTACCCAGAGTTGATCCCCAACATGGTTGCACTCAATACTGAACGCAGCAACACAGGTTTTGTTATAGGTGATACACCATTACGATTAGCTCCACAAGGTAATGACATTGTGGCATGGTCAACCGACAACAACGGAGTGGGAGTATTTGCAGCAGACGGAATTACAACAGCAGATGCATACATGGGTGTGTTTTATCCCAGCTGCCAGACAAATGATTTGACTGGTAGTCCAGTTGTTCAACCACCAAGCCATATGTTGTTACGTACAATTGTACGCAGCGACGAAATTGCTTATCCATGGTTGGCCCCAGCTGGCACACGCCGCGGTTTAGTTGATAATGCAGCACGCATTGGTTATGTTGATGCACAAAGCGGCGAATTTATTACTATTGCAACCGGTCAAGGGGTGCGCGATGTGTTGTACACAAACTCTATCAATCCAATTACGTTTATTCCTGGCACTGGTATTGCTAACTATGGTAACAAGACCCGCGCAGGTACACCCAGTGCATTGGATCGAATTAACGTGGCAAGATTGGTTGCATTCATCCGCGGACGTCTGACAGAAATTGCCAAGACTTTTGTGTTCGAACCAAACGATCAAATCACACGTAACGAAATCACAAATGCTATCACAGGTTTGATGCAGGATCTGGTTGTCAAGCGCGGCATTTATGACTACCTGGTAGTTTGCGACCTGTCAAACAATACACCAGCACGTATTGATCGTAATGAATTGTATGTTGATATTGCAATTGAACCTGTCAAGGCAGTTGAATTTATCTACATTCCAGTTCGTATTAAGAACACAGGTGAAATTGCCGGTGGTAATCAGTCTGCACAGGCTGTTTAAGTAGAGAGTAGAAGTAATAATGGGGCTGAAACTGGCCCCATTATTTTGGTCTCAAAGATCATAAATAATTACATATAGGAGATACACAATGTCCGTTTCATCACTAACCAGAATGACGGTGCCTTTGGCAAGCGATCAGAGCAATCCAAACCAAGGCCTGCTGATGCCCAAGCTCAAATATCGCTTTAGAGTGACGTTTGAGAACCTTGGCGTATCGACCCCAAGAACAGAATTAACAAAAAAAGTTGTGGACTTTGCTCGCCCAAGCGTGAGCTTCGAAGATAACACAATTGACATCTATAACTCAAAGATTAAGTTAGCAGGTAAATCATCATGGGAAGACGTTACTGTTAACCTGCGCGACGATGCCAGCGGACAAGTTTCTCGTTTGATCGGCGAACAGCTACAGAAGCAAATGGACTTCTTAGAGCAGGCATCTGCCAGCTCAGGTATCGATTACAAATTCGTTACCAAATGCGAAGTCTTGGACGGCGGCAACGGCGTGTTTGCACCAACTGTGCTGGAAACTTGGGAATTGTATGGTTGTTTTATTCAATCAGCTAACTACAACGACTTAAATTATGCCAGCAGCGAAGTTGCAACAATTTCACTAACATTACGTTTTGATAACGCATTACAAACACCAACGGGTACTGGTGTAGGTACACGAGTTGGGCGTACTGATGGTGACGTTACTACAGGTGCTACTAGCGGGATTGCAGCAGTTACTGGTGTTATTTAATAATTAAGATTACAACTGATTATGGCATTTGGCCAGAGTAACAATCTTAGCCATACCGGCCCCGAATACCTTAGAGACTATCAACATGCCTCTAAGGTTTTTCGTACTAATGGGTATGCTAATGCACCGCGTCTAAAGTTTTTATTTCACGTTTATTTTACGCTCAATACAGTTGATATTCCACCGTTGCAAAACATATTTGGCAGCGACACTTCTACTATTGGACTGTTGGTGAAGACTATTCAACTGCCGCAGTATCAAATACAAACAGACACACTTAATCAATACAACCGTAAACGTATTGTACAGAAAAAAATAGATTATCAACCAATACAGATCGAATTTCATGACGACGGTAACGATTTGATTCGTACACTGTGGTACAATTATTTCAATTACTATTACAAAGATCCAAGTCAAAAATACGGCAACCAGTCCAGCACCAACGGAGCTTTGGGTGTAGATTCAAATACATCGGCGGGATTCAACTACAACAACAGAGATATCTACGCCAATGATCGATCAGTAAACGACTGGGGTTTCATTGGTGAAAGCTACAGCGATGGGACCAGTTCGGCCTCAGGCAAGCCGCCATTCTTCAGAGACATCAGAATATACGGGTTAAATCAACACAAGTATGCTGAATACGTGTTGATTAATCCTGTCATTACCACTTGGAATCACGACACTTACAACTATAGCGAAGACGGTGGCGTTATGAATAATACCACAACCATTGCATACGAAACTGTCAAGTATTATGCTGGCGGCATTGGTACAGAACGTCCGGATCAAAATGTGATTGGTTTTGCAGATCCCAGTTCTTACGATCAAGGGCCTAGTCCGTTGTCAACCCCGGGCGGTGAAAGCCAGGTCACTGGCCAAGGTGGCCAGCTGCAGCAAGGACAGGGTCAGCGGCAAGACCTGGCAACACAGACCACAGCCAACCCAGTGGGCGCAGTACAAACAGCAAACATTCAGACACAGCAGGCAAATCCTAAACTCCGCCAGTTTGTATCAAACAGCGCAGGTGCAGCCACCGGTATTGCAACTGTACAACAACAGGGCCTGCCGGGAGAATCAAGACCGCAGCCAGGACAGAACAGTACTGGAATTAATTTCCCCACTCCTACCGGACGCAGTAACTTAGTGCCAGGCGGACAAGCTAATGCCCGTCGTGCTGGTAGAGTAATCTAAAGGAATTGTAACATGGGCTCAGTCAACACAATCAATCCCAACGTCGATCTTACAGTAAGAATATTCGACGAATTTTACAACTTTGGATTGGAAGTTGACAGCAACGACTACGATGCTGTCAACAGTTTTTTTGAATCGATATTTACAGATCAAGAAGCTGCACAAAATTTAACTGTTACTTTTTTTAGAATTGCTAAAGAAACTAATACTCCAGTGATAACATTATTAGAGAAAGTTCAAGGACAA